GTAATGTTGTCCTTTATTGCGCCGCCGGGGACATCCACATCCCGGAACTCGCCGGGCCTCAATGGACTGTTGTCCCCCTTGATGCGAAGGCCACGCGCCTTCAGCCCGGCTGGCAGGTTGGCGAGGGTGCCAGCATCCACCAACTGCCGAAGAATAGAGGTAGCCGACTTGGCGATACCACCAAGAAGATGAACAAGCCCCATCCCGTAGAAACCAAGGCCGGGCAGGTATTTGTATTGAACGAAGAAACCCCGTTTTTTGTATGTTTGGTCCTCCTCCCGCCAGTTCCTGTAGATGGAAAGGACCTTCCTGCTGGCGAGTTCCATCGTAATGATGTACGGAAGCGCGATCTCCGTTGATTCGCCGTCTTCGTCCGTGTCCTCAAACCCCGGAAGATCGTAGTCAACGTGTATCTCAAGCATCGTGTGACGATCATCTTTTTCCGCTGACGGGCTTTCCCCCCTAATCTCGTCTTCCTTTTCGTCAACATCGTCATATTCGATGGACGGCTTGGGTATGTCGGTCTGGATATACTCGCCAGAATACTGTTTTTTCTTGAGGTCGTTCGGCCACTCCTTGCGAACGTGGGTGGCGCGGGGGCAGGTTTCCAAATTGGTGGTGCCGTAGGCAACCACAAAATCATCCGCCATGATATACGGCACGGTGGGCCGCTGGAGTTGCTGATCGAAATAGACCTTCTTGAATACCGACCCGCCTACACTCAGGTGGAAAAGCGCCTGTTCGTGTTCGTCGCGGTACTCCGTCATGATCTCCGTACACTGGTAGTTCATGTCCTTCTGAACACGCTTGGCCTGTTTGACGCGCTCCGCATCCTCCTTGCCGATAATCTTGGTCAACACGGGACCGGAAGCCGGGAACGTCTCCATCATGGCGTCGGCAACGAACTTGATCACTGCCTCGGTTAAAATCGGGTGGAATACCCCGGACGCCCCGGACCAAGGCTGGGTGCGCTCTTCAATGTTAAGCCCCAGAAGGGAAAGGCCCTTGATATATGCCTTCTCCCACGGCTCACGGGTCAACTTGTCGTCCCGATAGGCTTGGACGAGTTCCGTCCCAATGGTATCCAAAACACCGTCTTCGATGGCTTCGGCGAGGTTGCTCCCAAAATCAGCCTCAAGCGGTTCGCCCGTATCCGGCTCAAAGTCGATGATTACGCCGCCATCCTCGTCTCTCTCTTCTCCGACAAGGTCAAAGTCGATTTCATCGTCATCGGGCAAAATGACTTCAAGGGGATTGCCCTCAACGTCCAACTCTGCCGGTGTCAATCTTGGGTCAATCGCCATAATGCCCCCTAATAGTATTCATACTTCGGGAGGGGATAAGTGATCCTGTCATCATCCTCCTCGTCCATTTGCGTTTGAATAAATCCCCCCTGCCTGTATCGAAGGAGGGCCTGAGTGGAACTGTCCACATAGTCATCATGTTCCCCGGCTGGAAATTCGGCAAATTCTTCGATGACCTCATCGGCCCACCTGTGTTCCGTCGCCCACACTACACCAGAAGCGAATAAGTCCGAAACCGCATTCACACGGGCGATCTTGTCGTTACCCCTCGACGGGGTAAATTCCCCCACCGGAATACCCATCTCCCTTAATTCAAATATTAGCGGCGCACCAGAGGCACGTTTCTCGACAACGAATGCTTCCGGTTTCCACTGCTGATACAATTCAAACGCGACCTTTTTCAGTTCCGGGAATTCCATGCGTTTTCGGAACGCATCCAACAATATCACATTCGGTAACATTTTTCCCGTGTCTTCGTTCTCATGGGAAAACACACCCCACGTCGTGCAAGCGGAATAATCCGAACGCTCGGTCTTCAGAAAGGCCGTGTCCCATGACTGAATGATGAATTCTACATGAGGGGTTGCCTTGTGCGGCCACCGCTTCCACCAATCGCGCTTGATCAACGCGCCCTCTTCGGCGGTGGGTTGCTGTTGGTACTGGGCCATCCACTTCGGGATGGGCAGTTCCTCCTTGATGGCAAGGATTTCCTTCTCGGGCCAGTATTCGGGCCAGATAGGCTTGCCTGAAGGCAAAATCGCCGGGAGTTCGATAACCTCCCAGTTCTCCCCGTCCTTTTCCAAAGACGCCTTGATCACCCTTCCGGTGAGGTCGCGCTTACTCCAGCGCGTCATGACGATCACAATCGCCGCACCCGGCTGAACGCGCTGGCGGGGACCGGAGGTATACCATTCAAAGACGTTGTCGTAGATTTCCGGCTTCGTTTCCGCCTGTCTGGCCTCTTGTTCGGAGTGGGGATCGTCCAGAATGATCAGGTCACCGCCACGGCCCGTTAGAGTGCCACCCGTGCCGATGGCGAAGTATTCCCCCTTGGCGGTTGTCTTCCATTTACCAGCCGCCGCAGCATCCGGGTGAATTGAAACATTTGGAAATATTTCGTGATAAGCGTCATCGCTTATCGTGTCCCGCACCTTGCGCCCGAAGTCCACGGCGAGATCGGCGGTATTGGAAGCCTGGATGACGTATTTGTCTGGATATTTACCCAAGAACCACGCCGGAAACAAATGAGACGCGAATTCCGACTTGGTGTGCCGAGGCGGCATATTGATGATGAGCCGCTTGAGTTCCCCCTTGGCTACCCTCTCAAACGCCTTCGCCATGATCTTATGGTGGTAGCCTTCGATAAACTGGGGCCAGACCTTCTTGACGAACTCAAGGAAGTCCACCCTTGCGGTTTTCCTTGAAGAGACAGTGTCGAGCCGATCAAGCACCGCGAGGATTTCGCGTTGTTCGGCGACAGGGAGTTCATGGACCCTGTTGAGGTAGTTTTTAACATTGGCCGATAACATTTCAAAAAAATACCCCGAAACAAGGCTTCAGGGCAAGTTTAATCAGGGTATAGGGTGGGGAAGCTGGTGACCCCCCCCCGCACAGGGACCAAGCGCCAGTTCGCGGAAGGCTTACTTTCCCTGCTTACGTGGGTTAGCGCCGGGTCGCTATCCCGACAGAACCACCGCCCACGGCATTCTATAACATTTCACAAAAGTACCCCGGAACTAGGTTCCGGGGCAAGGTTTAACAGGGAGGTAGACCCCAAGAGGAGAAGGGGTCATTCAGCGTTCTTAATATCCTGAATTTGCTTCCGACGCAACTGCGATAATTTTTTAATTTCTTGGAGCGCCTTGCGGGCGCGGGTCCCAGCGGCATTGTTTTTGTTCTGGAACAAGTAGTCCTCCCGCTCCCATGTGGCAAATTCGGCCTTTAGATCATCCATTACACTCATTTTGGTCCTTTCAGTCCCAAGGGACGCTTTCGTCTTCCGGGTCTTCGTTTTTAGACGGGGCAAGTATTCTTTTCCCGCTCTTTAGGTTGTACCGCTTGGGGTTCTGTTGCGGCTTGTCAGTGAAGGCAGAAGGAGGAGCGGCGGCTTCGGGCTGCGGAACCTTTGGGGGCATCGGAACCGCAACCAAACGGATAGACCGGGCAAGATTAGGCATCCGCTGGATATACCCCCGCTCCTCCAGCTTGGCTACCAGAGCGGCGACTGAAGACTTGCTCTTGGCACCCAAAGCATCTCTGATTTCCTCGTAGGAAGGCGCATAGCCTTTATCGGCCCAAAATGCGCCGATAAAGTCCAGGCACTCTTTATGTCGGGGGGTCATGTCACAAGCCCTTCATGATCTCGTCTATGATTTTAATGAAATTTTCCCTGTGAAGCTTGGGGTTCACACCTGCGGCCTTGAATACTGAATCACTTATAGAGCGCATTTCCCGAACTGCGGCCCTCCCAACACGGTCTGCATCGACCCCGTCCCGACCCACAAAGTCGAAAACGCCCTGCTTTTCTAGGTCGTTTAGTATTGCTTTGCCAATATCCACGCCAACATATCCAACAACCATAGTACGAAACCTAAACAAAGGACGCTCAAACGTCAACCCTTATCCCCTATAAGGAATTCCGCCTCTTTTAGCCATGTACTCAACCTGACCCTTGGTGCGCCGTTGATCTTGGGAAAAGACCCGCCTGTAATGCTTCTCGCACCACGAAGAATGGCGGAAAACCGGGTCCGCACAACATAACGGGTCCCGTGTGATTTCGTCACGTATCCAGCGGCATTGAAAATCGTCTATTTTGGACAACCGCGCCCGTTTCGCCGCCACCTTTTCCTCCAAAGCCAAGAATTTAAGTACCCCACACGACGGTCAAGCCACCGGATAGGCCAGGAATGCCAAAAACCGCCGTATCTGGTCCCTATAAACAAGTCCTGACGACCTCAATCGCGTCCTGAACGGTTTTTACCCGCTGCCCGCGCTTTTCCGGGATGGAAATTCGGAATTTGTCCTCCAAGTCCATGACAATCTCCAATTTGTCGAGGCTGTCGGCCTCAAAGTCCACCCCCATGCGGCTCTCGGCGGTGATTTTTTCGTCCCTGAACTTTTCTTGAAACATTCTTACGACTTTATCGTGGATATGGGGCATTTCAATGTATCCTGTGCCTGATGCTGTGGTCGGTCATGTCGGCCCTGACCTCCTCAACGTACTCGCCGATGTGTTCGGAGATGTTCAGCGTCATGTTTTCCCGTAAATCATCGGGTGCGGTGGCGACCAGGGAGATAAGGCCCCTGAAAACCTGCTCAATGATGTCCTGCGGGTCCCAACCCCTTGCCCCATAGGTGACGAAAATCGTCATCACATCGCAATGGGGGCAGTCTTCTTCGTCGTGGTCGTCAAGCATCATCATTCGCCGCCGAAAACCCTCTTATGGCCCTCGCTGTACACCTTACTGGGGAACCTTTTGCGGGGCTTGAAATTCGGGTCTTGCGGCACCCGGCGCTCGTTGTCCACATACCACTGGGCGTCCTTCTTGCCGTCCTCGGCTTCCTTGGCATGGGCGTACTTGCGGTTGGCTTCCCGCTTTTCTATTTCCGCCTTGGTTTCCTCCCGGCGTTCCAGCCTCTCGCCGAAAATCCTCTTATGCCCCTCGCTGTATGC